GGTTGTCCACCAACTGCTACATCATATGAGTCAGATGTATTCTGCCAGTATTGAGATGTAGATACGATACCAACATCAACAGCAATTGCTTGATTGGCACGACCTTCGGTAATGTCTCTGCCTGCTATGATACACCTCCATATGGTATAATTTAACTATGAAAATTTGTATTGATTGTAAACTTGAACTACCACATTCTAAATTTTATATTAGAAATAATAGAAAAATTCGCATTGAATCTAGATGTAAAGACTGTGCTTCTATTAAAAAGAAACAATACCGTTTGAATAATAAAGAAATGATTCGTGCTCAAAATAAACGCAGAGTTCCTGGTTGGGATATTGATAGGTACAACGAATATTTAAAACTTCAAGAAGGTAAATGTGGTATATGTGGCACTACTAAATATACCAATAAAGATTGGTGTGCTGACCACGACCACGCTACTAACCAGCCTAGAGGATTACTTTGTGGTAGATGTAATGCTGGACTGGGATACTTCAAGGATAACCCTGAGTATCTCCAGTCAGCCATTGACTACTTAAAGAAGTGGCAGTCAATCACGACCAGCCACAGTGCTCCTTTAAATTAGAAATTAAAATTAACCTACAACTACTACAACGATTCCAGAACCACCTGTATAGGAGTTGGTGCTTCCAGCGCCTGATGCTCCATTTCCAGTATTTGCCGTACCATTTGCATTTGTCGTACTTGAACCACCCACAGCATAGGTAACTGAAGTGCCAGTAATTGAATAACTTAGACCAGCACCACCATTGCTACCAGAAGCAACACCTCCAGCACCACCACCGCCACCGCCATTTGTACCATTTGAAGAACCATTATATCCCTGACCTGGAGTACCTAGTCCACCTTGTCTAGAACCACCACCGCCACGTCCACCACCGCCACCACTTCCACCTGTTGCGCCTGCTGAACCGTCAGCACCAGAAGGACCACCTTTGCCGCCTCCACCGCCACCAAATGCAATTAAATTTCCAAGTGCGCTACTTTCTCCATTTTTTGATGGACCGTGTTCTCCCCAAAATGAACTTCCACCTGCGCCTACAGTAACAGTAAGTGTTCCAGCGGGAAGAAATTGACTTGCAGAATAAATTAATCCACCCGCACCAGCACCATAACATTCACTGGCTTGACCACCACCACCTGCTGCTCCTCCACCACCAACTATAAGCACTTCGGCTGTTCCTGCAGTACCAATAGTAATATCGCCAGAACTAGTAAACTTATAAATAGTTTTACCAGCACGAGATGAAGTATCAACGGTTGCTCCAGTATTAGCAGTTACAGTAGCCTTACTAATTCCTCCTGCGGATACGGGTGTAAACAATGGCATTATTTCTCCTTAAGCGTACTTAATAGGACCAGCACCAAATACGGTGTAAGTTGCTGATGCTGTTTTAACAATTGTGTATGTGTATACATCAATGCTTGATGCATTACCAGAAGCAGGTGCAGTTCCACCAGAATACTTAGGTGTTACGGCAGAGCCATCAATATTAAATGCTGTTTGGTAATAGGCTGTTGCTCCATTAGTTACTAGGAAGTTAACAGTAATTGCATCACCAACAGCAAGGATAGAGTTAAGGGTAGTGCTTGAGTCACCACGAACATTTAATGTCCAGTTAGCAGAGGCATTACTTGTATAGTAAAGAACTCCCTGTGTTACTGCATCAAAGTTAACAGTAGTTGCAGCAGCGGTAGCCGATACAGTTGTGCGCTCTTCTGGAGCAACAAGAATTGCACCAGTTGCAGTTGCTGTATTAATGGCTGGACTTGTAAGAGTCTTGTTAGTAAGAGTCTGAGTTCCAGTTAATGTAGCAGTTGTAGATGTTGGAGCCTTGGTATCAATCTGTGTTTGCACAGCAGAGGTAACACCATCTAGGTATCCAAGTTCTGTGGCTGATACGGTTGTTAGTGCAGTACCTGCGTTTGCTAGGTCTCTTGCTTTACTCACTTATAGCCACCTTAATCCACTCTTTGTTAATTTCTCCCCAAGCCCAGAAATATCCATCTACTGGCTCTGGCATAGGAGTTGGTGCTTCCCATTGAAATGTTTCATAATTTAATTTCCAAGATGGATATGGAGAAGGTGGAGCAAATCCATCAAACCTACTGTCATAGTAATATCCTATTCCAGCGTAATTTTTTCTAAATGGAGTTCCACCATTTTTATGTACATTAGCAAGAGTATGATATGAAGTACGCTTACAGGTTTGACCTCTAAAGTTTCCATACCATTCTTCTGGAGTTAGTCCATCAATAAGTGTTGTCTCGTCAACACCTGTGATTACTTCAGTTACTATATTGTTTTCATCTAAAAAAGCGTAGTGTGCCATTATGCTATACTCACATTTCCCGTGCCTGCTGTAAATGATGTTACTTTATAACCACCTGCTGATGCAGTTGAAGCGGTAAGTCCACCGCCAATAGTTGCAGTTAATGTATCTGGATATTTAAGAATTACAATACCTGAGCCGCCTGCGCCACCAGCACGAAAGTTTGCAGACTGTGCAGAGTCATTTCCTGCTCCTCCGCCACCGCCTCTGTTTGCGGTTCCATCTTCACCAGTATTGTTTGCTCGAGCAGCACCACCGCCACCAGAGCCGCCAGCACCCATTGAGCCGCCTGCTCCAGAACCACCTTGACAACCTCCACCACCACCACCTGCATAAGTTACAGATGAACCAGTAATTGAAGATGCTGTTCCTGCACCACCATTACCGCCTTGGGCTGCACTGCCATTGGTACCAGCAGCACCCGCTCCACCACCACCTCCAGCGTTTCCACGAGAACCAGTGTATAGGGCATTTCCTCCAGCATTACCTTGTCCTGTTGTTCCTGCGCCACCATTATAAGCATTACCAGTAGCACCACTACCTACTGAAAAATCTTTATCAGCAGACCCACCACTACCAGAACCACCAGAAGTACCTGCGCCATACCCAGGTCCACCACCTCCACCTAAACTAGTAAGTGTAGAAAAAACAGAATCGTTTCCTTGTCCACCAAAAGTAGAGGCAGCCCCGCCAGCACCAACGGTTACGGTAAAATTAACGCCAGATACTACTCCTTTAGAGCCAGTACGGAAACCACCCGCTCCACCACCGCCACCAGCAGTCCAAAAAGTACTACCACCGTAGCCACCACCACCACCACCGCCGCCTGCTACAAGCAGATATTCAACAGGAATTGCTTCTTGAATAACAACAGTAAACTGTCTGGATGTTTGGTTTAATCCATCGCTTGCCACAACATCAAAAGTAAATGTAGTATTACCAGTTACGCTTGGTGCAGTTCCAGTAATTATTCCAGTTGATGAACCTATGGTAAGCCCAGACGGAAGGTTTGCGGAAGTATAAGATATTGCTCCACCTTCTGGGTCAGTTGCACTCACTGTTATAGAAACAGAATCTCCTTCTAAAACAGTTCCTAGGCTTCCAGCCGCTGTAACCCAAACTGGAGTGTCATTTATTTCTTGTATGGTTCCCCAAGATGTTCCATTATAAATTTCCAAAGAACTATCTGTTGTGTTAAAAAATGTACTACCAGTAGCAGGAGCAGCAGGTCTAGATGCTTGACTTCCACCTGAATAATTTACTCCACTACTTGATGGTGCAGGAAATGTATTGATACCCATAGTTACGCTATCTCCACTCCGCTGATGTGAAAGTCTACTGTTACAGCAGACGCTAAACCTTTAATAGTTTTTGTTGTTGCTAATACCTGCTTTAAGTCAATGTATGCAGTTGTATTTGCTGCAATAGCAGCATCTTTATGCAACTCAATATCATCCAGCAAGATAGTAAATGTAGCAGCAGTTGCTGCTCCATTACATACAGCAATATTAGTTACTACTGTTGTAGTTGATGCTGGGACTGTGTATAGGGTTGTGCTTGATGTTGCTGCTGCTGTTCTAGCCAGCGCTTTACTTACTGTAGCCATTAGTTACTACCTTTCGTTAGATTGCGCCCATAAGAGCGAGTATATAGTTGTTTTCAATTGCTGCCACATCTACTGCTGCCCACTTAAGTCCAGTTGCGGTACTTGAGTCGGCTTGTAAATATTGACCATTAGTTCCTACTGTTAATTTACCAGGGGTATCAGCAGCAGTTGCTACTAGGATATCTCCTTTGGCATCAAACAATGTATTAGAAATAGAAGTTGCTAAATCAAAGGCTGTAAAGGTAATAACTTCAAGTACATCACCAGATGCTAAAGCAGCCAAAGATGTAATGCTTGTTCCATTGGATGCTGTGTAATCAGTTGTTGGTACTAATAGAACACCATTTAAGTATACCTGTGCTTTACCAGGAAGATAAGATAATGTTAAACCATTAGCATCTGTTCCTGTTACTGATGTTTCTCCACCACTAGCATTAAAGCGATAACGGAAAATTTCTGCAGTTGAAGATATTGAACCCCAAGCAGAACCTGACCAAGCAAACATAGTATTAGATGTTGAGTTCCAGTATAAAGCACCAGTGATAAGTGCATTACCATCATTGTCTACAGATGGAGCAGATGACTTAGAACCTAAATATCTATCATCAAAGTTGTCGTAAGTTGTAGCAGCAGCGGCAGCGGAGGCAGCAGCAGCAGTAGCAGAACCAGCCACAGTATCTACATACGCTTTTGTAGCAGCGTGTAGGTCAACTGTAGGAGCACCTGACAGAGTAAGAGCACCAGTCATAGTGCTTCCTGCCTTAAGTACGAATGAGTCGTAAACAGTTCCACCTGCTTGGATTGCTGTTGCAATCTCACCAAGAGTATCAAGAGTAGATGGTGCTGAGTTAACAAGGTCTGCAACTTTTGTATCTACATAAAGTTTAGTTGCTGCATCAGTATCAACTGTAGGTGTAGCAAGAGATGTTACTTTCTGGCTATTAACAGATACTGAGCCAGTAGGCGCAGCCATCTGGTCTAAGCGAGATGTGCGTACTTGTGTATCAAAGTCTGAAATAGTTGAGGCTGTCTGTGTACCTGTATGGTTAGCACGAGCATATGGGTCAGTAACCATCTTGGCTGCAGTGATAGTTCCATCAGCAATATCTGTGGCTACGATAGTTCCATCTACTAGGTCAGCAGAGGTAATAGTTCCACCAAGGTTTAACTTGGTCTTAGCAATAGCAGCAGATGCGTTAATATCTGCGTTTACGATAGAACCAGTAGCAATAGAGGTAACTAGGTTAACTGAAGTTGAACCATTAAACGACACGGCTGCTGCCTCAATGTCTCCAGTTAATTGGAAATCTCTACCAGTTGCTAATGTAGTAGCAGTGCCAGCATTGCCTGATACGGTTCCAGTTACGTTACCAGTCACATTACCAGTTAAGTTACCTGTGAAGGTACCTGCAATAGCACCAGTACCAGTAATGGTTGGGCTAGTCAATGTTTTGTTAGTTAATGTTTGAGTAGTATCAGTTCCAACTAATGTTGTAGTTGCATCTGGAATAGTTACTGTTCTATCTGCTGTAGGGTCTGTAACTGTAAGTGTTGTTTCAAAAGCATCAGCAGTAGCACCCTCAAATACAATGTTGCCATCACCAAGGGTAAGGCTTGAAATGATTGGGCTGGTTAAAGTTTTGTTTGTAAGTGTCTGAGTACCAGTAAGTGTAACAACACCAGTAAGGGTATTATCGGCTGCACTAATTGTTTTATTAGTTAGAGTCTGGGTATCTGAAGTTCCCACTACGGAACCAGTTAAACCGTGTACTCCTGAAGATGCTTCAATGTGAGTATTGGCTTCACGGTAATCTCTACCAATTGCCATATGTCGTACTGCAGCACCAGCAGAGTGGGCTACACCAGTAGAACCATCTCTACCACGAACAATAGTAAGTGTGTTGGTTGATACCGCCGATACATCTACAATTTCTTCAAGGGCTGTATCTGGGTCAATCACCACCGTAAAGATTTCACCAGCAGAGATTGTAACTCCACCTAGAAGGGATGTTCCAGATACTACAGTTGCTGTAGTTCCAGAAGAAGTTAACGCTGCAGATAATGTAGTCTGTTGTGAGCGTGAGGAGTATTTGCGTGTTGTCATTTATTTACCTATCGGCTGTAGTGGACGCGGATTGGATACAGGGTTTGCTGTCTTTGAGTTTCCTCATTAAGACGTTGTGTATATAGGGCGTATAGTTGTTTTGTTGCAGTTTGTGAAGCACCATAAGGACGCTTGCTATCTGTCTCATCTGCTTGTGGGCTAACTTGGCCAGCACGTGCAGGGTCAAGGTAGGTAAGCAAACGATAAGAAGCGCCAAGAACGATTACATCTTTGCAAGATTCTGGCAGACCAGTTTGTGTTGAGAAGTCTTGAGCGTTGGTTGTAAAAGGTGCTGGGTCTGTAGAGTATACAACTTTAACAGTTCTACCTGGAGTAATGTAGTCTCCAATAGTTACTGTTTGAGATGTAGCACCAAATGCTGTAGCATCAGCCTTAGAGTCCCAAGACCAACGACGCACAGGAATCCATTCAAGTGATGGTCCAACTGATTGCCACATAATTGTAAGGATGTTTTGGATGTTTAATCCATCAAAGTCATAGGTTGTTTGAGCAGCATTAAATGTAAAGGTAGTTACTTTAGCAGCATAGATAGTAGAGCCAACAGCATTGATAGTATCATTGATAGCCTTCTTAACTACATAGCGTGGGAAAGTTGGTGAGATAGTAACCTTAGTATCTAATGTATGAGTAGCAGCAGTAGTACCTAGATACCCACGACCATAAGGAGATACAGTTGCTGTATTAGCAACACGGTCAAATGAATCTATCCATAGTAACTCTTCATCAATCTCAACTACACCCTTGCCTAGATTCTCAGTTGAGCCTAATGATAAGATAGTAGGGGATGTAGATGATGATGTTGTGGTACTAACAGCACTAGTTAAGTGTGTTGCTCTGTCCTGTTGATAGGTATAACCAGCAAGGTTAATTTGAACCTCATTGATTAAATCAGTTAATGTAGTTGTCAAGAGGCTATGCTCCTTAATGCATCAATTGCCGATTTGCCAGTAGTTCCAGCAAGTTCATTACAGATACCATTTAAATCTTTATACGCAGATGGTGCTCTACCAGCACTTGCCTTTTGATTCAAGGCTCCAATTATTCCAAGTCCTGATGTACTAGCCCAAGCGTTAGCAGCACCTTGTTCATCTTTAAATGCTGTTCTTGCTGGGTAAGTTCCACCATTGGCTAGGCGATTTAATTCAGCACATAGAGTGCTACCTGCGGTACCTGTTGGCATTGTTTATCCTATCTAGGTGTAATGATTTTCTTATCAGGGGTGATAAGTTTTGACTTAGGCTCTTCCTTAGGTTTACCAAAGAATGCGTTGTAATAATGTTCATCAAATGAGAACCGCTTCATATGTGGGGCTAATGCACCAGTATGAGCATATAGTGGAATCTCTGCTTTATCGCATAGGGCAAAGAAAAATATATCTTCACCTATAAACTTAGTTCCTCTACCCATTTCCATAAATACTTGTCCATCTTGAGATGCTTCACGAACCTTTGGTACGATACTGCGGTGCATTAATACAAATCCCATACCCGCCGCATCAACCTTAATTAGTTGATTTACTGGCATTGGGTGAACTCTGGTTAATCCAAATCCACCCTCATCTCCAACTATAAAGTTAAAAATTGTAGGCATTGGAATCATTAAAGGTTCTTCTGGATTATCTGTAGTAAAATATACTCCAGTAATAATTGGACGCTTTTCAGCATCTTTGTTATCCCATAATAATTTAAATTTCTCTGGACTAATTACTACATCTGAATCTACCCATAGTAGCCATTCATAATCAGTCTTGTCATACCAGTAATCAATTACTGTTTGTCGCTGTCTAGCAATTTGATTGCCTTGACTACGTAATGATGTGGAAAATTGTATGCCAGACTTTAATATTACATCTGTTACACCTTGCATAAACTTACCATCAACCATACCGTTGTCACACCATACGATGGCTATACTGTCTTTTGTCCCCTTGGTACTCATTTTACCATTTAACCTTGTCCGCCCAGTAGGCTGCACTCATTTTACCTTTAGCAATATTCTTAGCGTGACGTGCTTTGAATGATTTCTGACGAGCAGTTGGTTTCTTGTCGCCAGTTACACCCTGTTGTCCAAATCGGATTGTCTTTACTTTATCTCCGACTTTAGCCACAACTACGTGTGATTTCTCAGGATGGTTAGGCGTGCGCTTTGGCTTATTAAAGCCAGACACTCCTGCTCTTTTAAGTCTTGGGTCTTTCATTTCTTTTTCCTTGCAACTGCAGCATTATCTACTAGGTTTGGATAAGGTCTACCAGCCTTCTTGGCTCTAGCCTTAGCAGCAGATTTTTGTGCTGGTGTTAATTTTTTAGAAGTTTTCTTAGGATTCTTTTTGTCCCAAAATGCTTTTTTCATTTGCTCTCCTTAATTACTTCTTTTGTCTTAGGGTCAAGGCGAACCTTTTCAGAACCGTCTTTACGAAGAATCACAACCATACCGTCCCGCATAATTGACTTATTCCAACCGTCGTGACGTTTACGTTGACCCGATGACATTACTTTTTCTTCTTCTTTGACATCCCAGCCTGAGATAGTGCAATCGCAACTGCTTGCTTCTTAGACTTGACCATCTTCTTTGATTTACCAATGTTAAGAGTTCCTGCTTTGTACTCTTTCATAACCTTAGAAATCTTTTTCTTTGCTGCTGCTTTTTTCATTATGGTCTTCTCCCTGCGCTAGGAGCGATTTTGGTTTCAGGAATAAACATTCCTGGGTACTTCTTTTCAATTGCTTTCTTAGCAGCAGCCTCGGCTGCAGCCACACCCTTTGGAGATATTTCATTTTGCAACTTTTTCATCTCTTTTTGAGCCTTGGCTCTTGCAATCATATCTTTGACATAATTAGGGTCACCAGCACCAACACGTTTAATTTCACGGGAAGCCATATTACTTCTTCTTACCCATTTTTTTCATAGTCATCTTTTTCATACCCATTTTGGCTTCCATTGCTTTTTCTTTTTTGGATTCCATCTTTTCACCTGCTTTATAAGCAGCCTTTTTAGCAGCAGCCTTTCCCTTGGCTGTGTATGGGAATTTCTTGTTTCCTACTTTTGGCATTATATTTGTCCAATCTGTTTGAGTACTTCTGCGGATTTTTTATTTATATCTTTTGCTTTAGGCATAGTCTCCGAATTGTAGGCTTTACCTAAAAGTTCTGATGCTTTATGTGCTTCTTGTACGTGATGTGCACTTGTTCCTGCTGGTTGCATTCCTTGCGCTCTTGCGTCTTTATAGGCTTTTAACTCAGCGGTCCATTTCTTATCTGGAATATCTCTTGTTGCATCTCCAGCATTTAACTGAAGAGTCTTAATTTTACATCCAAAACAATCACAATCACCTGAGCAAGGCTTTTTATCTATGGTGTATTCACCAAAATCTTCCCATAAAACCTCAGATGTTTCAGGACAAGCAGTGCAGCCCCACAGGACTACCTTTTGTTCAACTTGTCCATCTATTAAATTATATTCTGTATCTACTACCTTACCTATATGTCCTCTTTTTTTACAGTCATAACTCATTATATCCCCTTATACTGCTGTAAAGTTTGCCTCTGTTACTCCTACGCCACCAGCAATTAATGCTGATTTAATAGCATCATTAACTATGTGATTATGTCCACCTAAATAAAACTCTTGGTAATCATCCATTGTCTCGTCAACAACATAGCGAACTTGTGAATACACTCCACCGCTTTTAGCAATACTGATGCCTCTGTCTAATTTATAGAAGTAAAATAATCTGTGCTTACCTGCTGGTCCTTCTCGGACTGTAGGTGTTTTAAAAACATAATCTGCCATTGTTCTCCTTAATGAACTTACTGTAAGGCTAGAGTTTCCCCTAGCCCTACCGTCAATCAACTAAGCGATTGATGAACCTGATTCAATGCGGTATAGTGCCTCTTCGCGGTAGCGAGCAAAGCCAAGTACGCCGTACCAACCCATTGGGCGGTGACGCATTAACTTGTCAACTACTGGTCCGATGACTACGTGTGGCTCTTCTGCTACGGCTTCAGCCAACGCTTGCTGTCCAGCAAGAATTGTGCGATAAACACGTGCAGATGAAGAACCGTCAGTAGCATTGTACAGACGTGGAGACTCTACGAAGTATGCACCCTCGTATGTTCCAATTTCTCCTGCCCAGATACGGTCTTGAACAGAGCCGTATTGGTTAGGAAGCAACCATCCTGCTGAACCTGTCTCAGCGCGAAGGTCGTGGGATACCTCTGGGTGGATACCAGCCCAGTATAGTGAACCCTTGCGAGCAACTGCTTTACCAGCACGTAACTTAGCAACAGCCTTACGGATGTTAGCAGAAGATAGTGTTGCGGCAGCAGTGATTGTTGCTGTTGAAGTTGCAGTTGAACCTGAGTAGATTACGTTTGTTCCGCCACGCAATGTTGTCATTGCTACGGAGTCAATAGAATCTGCAAGGTTGAACGCGATAATGTTTGCGATTGCTGGGTCTACATCAGCAAGGCTGAATAGTTCCAACGCACGAGTTACCAACACTGAGTTACCGTACTCGTTAAGAGTAATGGTTACTGTTGTTGGTGTGGACATTGCTACTGCATCTGGGTCAGCATCCTCAGTAAGGGCTGTAGTTGCAGCAGATAGGTCAACGTAACGTTGTAGAACAACTGTTGAGCCTGGAATTGCTTGTCTTGCTGGACGCTTATCTGCGACAGAACGAATTAGTGGTTCTGAACGGAGAGCGAATTCAAGAAGACGGTCATACGCCTTCTGTACTAAACCAGCAGAACCTGCGGTACCTCCTAGAGAAGAGGAACCTGTGGTTACATAGGTATTAGCCATATCGTCACCTCCAAGTGACTATGAACGGAATTATTGTGAGCGAAGTACATCCAACAACGCGTCCATTGAATCCGCGTTATCAATGCGAAGATTTAAGTCTTCTGCTCGGTCTGGGGTAATAGCACCTTGAGTGATTACATCTTGCTGCCTTAAGGCTGCTTTATCTAAATCACTTACTTTAGGTTCCTCTGTAGCAACTTTAATACCAAATAAATCTGCGTTGTCATCAAGCCAGTTAGACACTGACTCTTCATTGACTTCGTCTAAATCTTTTAGTACAAGTCTTGCTGCTTTAAGGTTTACACCCTTTTTTTCTAGGACTTCTTTGACTGTACGCTCACGCTGCACCTTGGATAATCCCTCAAGTTGCTCAGTAAGTTCCTTAATACGTTTCTCGTCTGCACGCTTTGCTTTCCGTAACTTTTTAAGTAAGTCACTTCCATCACCTGCGTACTCATTAGTAGTATCTAGGTCGTCTTCGTCTTCATCCCAGTAATTGTTGCTCATAGCAACACCACCCTTTCTATTCGTTGTAGTCGCAAGCCACAGGTTCCAATCGGGGAATTGGTCTGGCTCTTGCTACCAGTCTTTTACTCCAATGGGGCTGGTCAGTCCATTAGGATTCTAGTTGTTTAAAAAGCGCCCTTTGTCGCTTGATTCAAACTTGCCTTTGACATACCAGAGGCTCCGCCAAAGCGTGACTTCTCTTGTTCTGTCAGTGCTGTACGAGCACGCTTTGCAGATGCAAGTCCTTGGAATGCTTCTTGTTCTGCCTGAAGTTGACCGTAATCTTCTCCAGTAGAGATTTGTGATAGAAATTCTGCACGAGGTGTAACCTCTGCTACCTGTTGGAAACCTGCACGGGCTTGTTCTTTAGTAACACCAAGGTTTGCTAGTGCTTCTTGTCCCATTTTAATGTCAATAGAGGTTAGTTTACCTGCAGCATCTACAGTCTTTAGACCTTGTGCTAAGGCTGCTCCACCAATTTCAGCAATTTGAACCTTACGTTGTAATGCTGGAAGTCCTTCTGCTGGGTCAAGAACTGCACCGATAATATCTGATTGATTAAGCATTGGATAGTAAAGAGCAAGTGCTTCTTTTGTAGCAGCATCGGCATTCTTTACACGATTAACTGCAATACCTACTCTGTCTGCTACCTCAGTTGCAGATACATCGTTAGTAATGAAAGCATTCATCTTATCTCTAGTTGCAAGAGAGCCTACACCGTATGATTGTAATACCTGTGCGTATGAACGCTCTGCAGCAAGGTACTCTGCTGGGTTTAATACTGCTTTACCTGCAGCAAGACGTGCTTTATTTGCTGGAAATCTAGTTTGGAATGCAACCGCTAATGGGTCTGTGCCCTTTGGGTCTTGCATCATTAACTCAATAGTGTCTGCTGAGTATCCTTTGATAACAGCATCTGTGATTGCTGTACTTAAATCACCAATTCCATAGGATGAAAGTAAGGCTGATATAGCAGCAATAGAGTCAACTTGACGCTTCTTTTCGGCTGCCGCTGCGGTTGCTGCCGCTGTTGCCTTTTCAGTATCTGCTGCTTGTTGAAGTTTTCTTGTTTGCTCATCAAGCATTGCTTGAACTTGCTCAGGAGTCATACCAACAGTTTGTGGGGTATCTACTGCACCACCAGTGGTTCCACCAGTTGGGTTACCAGTAGCCCCAGTTGGAAGATTAAGTTTAGTTCCAGAAAAAATTACATTTCCACCCTGATATTTTGGGTTGGTAGTTAATACTGGGTTAGCATTTTTAAGTGCTGTTACCGTTGTATTGTTAGCCTTGGCAATACTTGAAAGTGTTTGACCAGACTTAACTGTTACTTTTTCTGCCATTATCCAACCAATCCGAATGTCTTAGCAATGCTGCGAGCAACACTACTTAGAGAGTCTTGGGCATTCTTGGTAAAACGCCACTTAGGGTCTTTACGTAGAGATATTTCATATTCATACAAGTTCATCAAGTTCTTTGGGTCAGAAGCAACTGACTTAAGTGAGGATATATCTATTGAGTCAGGGTCCTCTTCCAAGATATTAGCACGTGTATTGATGTAAGGAGTAAGCAATTGCTTAACTGTGTATCCTTTATCAATCTTATCTGCTAGTGCAGGGAAGTATGTCTTGGCTTGCATATTAATCAAGTTTAGATTTGACTTAAGTAGGTTAGGATTTACAGCAGACTCAACAGTTAATTTGCCTAATGCCTGTAGATTTATAGGTAATCCATTTTCTGCATAGGCATTTTTCAAAGATGTATATGTAATACCAAAGTTACCCTTTTGTAATGCAGCAATAGCCTTAACATCTCCAGCATTTGCATCAGTAACTAACTTGGTTGCATTAGCAGTTACATACTTATTCTGAAGTGCTTTGATTTCTGAGCCAGAAACACCTTGAATATTGACAGTTGTTTTCTTATCTTTGCTATCTCCGCCACTAATTCTTGTAGATTGAAGAGCACGCAGTTCATTATAGTAAGCAGCAATGACCTCTTTAGGTGCATTTGTCCCAAATTGCTCCATAAAGGCAGCATTCATATCTGCAGTGGCTTCAGCCTTTGTAGTTACAGAAATAGATTGCTTGAAAGTTGTAGGCGCTACATAATCTTCACCTAAAGTTTTTGTTTCCGTTAAAGGGGTGATGGCAGCATTATTGTCATCAGGGTCAACTAAGTTTGGTGGTATATCTTTACCAACGTAAAACTTATCGCCATCATTATCTGTCTTGTCTGCCACTTATTCTCCAATCAACGTTTCAAATATGTTCCAGTATAGAGACTTAGCATTTGGATTATCTCCTGCTAATTGGCGAAGAACATCTTTTAAGTCTGCTCTTATTGCTTTTCTATACCCGACATCATAATCTGTCTTTCCAGTTACTCCAGAAAGTTGTTTGATTCCCTCATCATATTGAAGAATCATTGCACCAAATATTTCAGCAAGTTTCTTGTCTGGTGCCTTACCGCTATAAACAACATCACGTAAGTCATCCAATGCTTCACCCTTTAGAGCAAGGTATTCACCGCTAGGTGCTAACTGAACTTTTAGAAGAGGATATGACTCTTTAAAGAAGTTAGATTCTAACTGCCATTGTTCACGTAGATAACGACGCTTGCCAGGGTCTTGTGTTTCAAGAATTGCTGCATCGTACAAATCTTTACGAGTATTGTACTGTTGACGTGCACTCGCTGTTGAAGCCTCACGTAAGAACTCATCAAGATATTTGTTCTTTACAAATCCTTGTGACTTGAGGTAGGTATAAGACTCAATATCGCTAGTTCCATTAATTGGAATAAAAAATGACGCAGCCTGTTTGTGATTATTGATTAACTCTTGGTTATTCTTTACAAACTTTGCAGCCTCATATGTCTTAGCAAAAGAAGCCTCTGTTCCAGCAGTTGTCTTAGAAACAGCATAAACTGTTTTGCTTGGATACAATGTAGCAAATTGGACAAGAGCCTTTTCAAATGGACTGTCTTCGTTTTCATAACGCTTAACAATCTTTGCAAACTCTGAATCCCAAGTGAAGTATCCAGCATCAATCATCTCTTTAGGCACATCTTTTGTAGCAAACAATTGAACTGATGCAGGTGCACCTAGTCCAGTTACAAAACGAAGAGCCATAATGTTGGTAGCCTGAATTATTGAGTTCGTTGTAAACGAATTAATATCGGCACCAGTCTTTGGACCGTTTCCAGTAGATACTAATAGACGCATAGCCTGTACTGCTGCTGAGTTTTTCTGCTCAGTCATCAGACTCTTGTTTCCACCATAACCTAAGTCAATTAAACGTTGCAGGTTGATTGGAGTAATTTTTCTCCACCACTCTTGGCTAGATGAGCCACCTGTTATAACTGGCTCTGCGGAGCGAATCCAATCACCAAGTCCAGGAATATTTTGAAGAACTCCTATTGATATTCCAACGAATGGTCCACCAAGACGTGGTGCTGCTGACTCTGGGTCAAGTGAAGGCGTAAGCATTTTTACTTTTCCACCAAAGTTTACAGACATAGGCTGTGCGCCTGGGATTCCTAATGCACGGAATACTGTGTTGCCCAATACATAATTGAGAACATCATCACCTGGATAGGTAAAGTACAACTCACCATTAGCATCTTCGTGGACAAAGCCAGAGTGCTCAAATGTTTGGTTAGTAATGGCAAGTCTTACGATTGCTTCTTTTTCATACTTACCTATACGCATAGCACGGCGGTAGAAATCTTCAGTTGCTCTGTAGTAACGACCAAAGTTACGGATATTAAATGCAAGATTGGTACGAATATCAGAGTTATCTACATAACCTAATGTTCTTTGACGAGCAAGGTTAATGCCAACTTCGTGTGCTTGTTTACGAGCAAGTTTATCAGCAGTCTCTAGGTCAATGCCAGAGTTAACTAAACTATCTTTAATGTTTGATTCATACTTTGTTAATTTGCCACGATAAGTAAGATAGTTGCCGTAAGTAAGTGGTTCACGGTCAAGGATGGCAATTTGTTTACCTATCCAAGAGTAACCATTCTTCATTACACGGTCAATCACCCCAATGTTATCTCCTGCTTGAAGCGGAACAAGTTCACGCCCAAGAACTTTTTTAGGCATTTGAAAATTCTGATTGTATTTATGAAGTTGTTTAAAATCAAACTCATCTATTCCACCAGAAGCCTTAATCTCTTCAATTAAGTTCTTGTTAAGGCGACCAGAAAAATCACGTAGAGTGCTTGTAGCATCCGCATAAATCATAGTAGCAAAGTAATTTGAACCTTTAGCATTATAAATAGCAAAACGTTTGGCTAGTTCATTACCTTTACCATCAAGGTATTTTGCCACAGCATCAATTGCATCTTCTTCTGATTTATAAATATTACTGAACACAATTTGACCAAAGATATTTCTTTTGCCAATTGTATTATGTAAATCTAGGTACCAACTAAGTAAGAAATCTGTTTGGTTATATTGAATTTCATCGTAGACTGTGCTAAATTTAACATCTTTAAGTGCTTTAGTAATATCTACGTTCATTGTTACAGATGGACCATATTGACGCAAATAGTTAGAGGTAGCCTCTGCTGCATCTTCTTTAAATTCTGCATTGCGAACAGCGCCATTAATTTCCTGCATTACTGTATCGCCACCATTGACAACCCAGTCTTCGGCATACTTGCCTACTTTTTGACCTTCTGCTGTCTTTAAGAACTCTGGTCTAAATCTATCTTTAGCAAGTGACTTGCCAATCATTTGTCCAAGTTTTTCTGGGTCACTGTTTGCAGCAAGAATTTCTTCTTTGCTATTAAACTTGCCAGTAACTTTATAAAGAGTACGAGATAAAACTCCAAGAGGATTTACTTCTTTTTCAATTTGTCTAAAAGCACTAATTTTAGTTGTTGGTGCTGATAGTAAGCGTGTCTCTTGAGACATTGCAAAACCCTTAAAGTAACTTGCTACTCCTCGGATTCCATTCATAAGAATGTTGGTACCAACTTCTTCAACAGTGGTACGAACACCAAGACGTGGATAAAGGTTTAAATATGACCAAATATCTGTAGCCTTTTGGTTATAAACAGATTCGCCAACTTTACCAGTTATCGCAGAAAAAACGTTTCCACGAAGTTCAAATTTACGTAGGTCTACAAGGTTAGGCATATATCGTTTTTGACTTGCTTGATATGCACGAACGCCTCGTTGCGCTCCATCTAGTTCAGCAGCATTAAATACATCAGCATCTATTGGGTCAAGGTCATCAATCATTGCCTTGACATCTTTGCGAGCAATCTTCATTTTACCTAGTGTGCCACCAAGTATTTTTAAAGAGTTGTCAATATCAGAAACAATACTTTTAATTGTGTCTGCTTCATCTGCAGATACTGGAGTCTTAGCAATAAGTTCTTTCTTAAGAGCCTTAAGTTCATTAACTTGTTGCATAAGGTTAGCCATCTCAGCACCACTTGATGCAAGAATGCCTTTAGCCTTTTTACCTGCATTAACTTTACTAGTTGCATCCGCTACAAGTTTACGAACGCCCTCTGGTGCTGGAAGAACACCAGGCTTAATAGTTCCAAGGATTCTTGTGAACTCACCTAAGTCAAGAGTACTTTGATTTACTGAATAAAGTTCTCTTGATGTTTCATCAATTTTAGAAATGAATGCACGACCAGCCACTGAGTGGTCAAGTCCCATACCGTATGCAAGGGTTTTTACAAGACCTCTGTACATAAGAAGGCGTTGACCTTCATTTGCTGCAATCCAGGCAGCACGGAATGTAGATGCAGTTCCTCTGTCTACAACAGTACGCATAAGTCTATAAACTTGGTCAGCACTTGTAGTATCGGTAAGAGAAATCAAACGTTCTTGTGATGGAGCAATAGCAAATTGACGCATAACACGGTCAATCTTTGCTGCTGTTGAAGAGTCTTTAGAAACAAATTTTCCTTCAGTCCTAACACCTTCAATAGTTTTACCAGTGCCAGCAAGTCTTGCTCTCTGCACTTCCTTAAATCCAACGTTTTCTGCCCAGATTACTGGGTTCTCATTGGCAAGACGAGCAATATCATCAACTGTTTCAGGCAGTGCAATCGCCTCATATTTACCAAACTTGGCTATGCCCTTTAATCCTGCATCACGAACCCAGTCTTTTGCATAACGAGCAACTGTGTAGCGTGGAATAAGTGGGTCTCTGCGTAATCCCGCATTACCCTTACTGATGTCATCAATAATATCTCCGCCTCTAAAGAACTCTAAAGCGGTATCAGCATTTTTAATATTAGGAGCCATATATCTTGCTACATCTAAATTGATTTCAGGGAAACGAGTTTCAATTTGTGTAAGAACTTGCCCTTTTGTAGCAATATCGCCTTTTTCATAAACGACAAATAACTTGCCTAATGTATCCCAGTAGCGTTGAACTGCTTTGTTTTTCCAAGCCTTATCTAAATTGGCTGGATTCTCACCTAGTTTAATTAAACCAAAGCGAGCAACATCTGAGGCTTTTTTAGCCTTAGCAGTTAAAATTAATGGGTCAAGACCAAATGTAACGCTGAAGTCAACTATGCCAGATACATAATTAAAAAACTTCTGGTCAATAGGATTTCCATTTTTGGCACGGTCTGCTTCAAATGGGAACGCTGAGGCAAGTGCACGGGCAACGTCACGTCCTGGGCTTATCTTAGCCTGTTCATATAGAACTACTGCCTTTGCAACTTTTTCCATTGCATCTTTTTCGCCAGCAGTGTAACGTTGAATTAAATCAAGAGCAGCAGGATTTTTTAGAATATCCTCATACTCATCAATAAAGTTTTTTCGTGCAGCAAGTAGTTTTCCAACATATGCAACATCTGGTGTAAGTCCTGATTCAATTCTTGCAACTTCGCTAGCGTCAAAAACATTTTCTTTATCAGATGCTTGTTTCCAGAATTTTTTCCAAGTATCAGTTGCTTCTATAGTGTCTACAGTAGCGTCTTCTCCACCAGGAGCAAGTTCTCTTCCGCCTTCAATAACAGATTTTCCAAGAACATTAAATTGTTCAAGTGAACTGTAACCTTCTTCTTGAGCCAAACGAAATGCTGTATAAGGCTGTTTAACAAGTTTTTCTTGTGGACGAACTAAAGCCTCAAGTGCTCTACCAGCACCTGTAGCAACGCCTGTCTCTTTGTTAACTGAAACTGGAGCGCCTGTTGCCAAAGTTAATATTGCTTCTGCAGGGTTGGCAGATGTGGTTGGTGTTACTGGCAAGCCAGCAATTTGCATACCAAGTTCTTTAAATGTCTGACCAGCATAATCTGCAGATGACTTTAGGCTTCTTAAAATATTGCCAAAGAAACCTTTATCTTCTATTTTATACTTTGGATTAAAGTAAGTTGTTAGAGCAGTCTGATACTCAGGCGTAAGTGACTTAAAGTTTTTGTACGCATCATTTTGTGGAAGCGTCAATAAGTATTGGTGAGTTTTTTTAAGTTCACCAAAAGCAGCAAGTTGTTGCTGTTCTTCTTTAGTCAACCCAGCCTGGGCTGCCGCAGTAGCAACACCTGGTGACAGGCTATCGGCTACATTGGTTAATGGTTTATTTTTTTCAGCCATTAAAGACCTCTGGATGTCACATAGTCGTAAAGTTCTTGTACATCTCCAGTTGGGTCTATATCAATCATTGAAGCAAGAATTTCTGAAAGAGAACGCTCTCTAGGAAGGTTAAGTGCTTCACTTCCTGGTCCTGCGCCAAAATCCATACCAGCAGTTAATGGTTCATTAGGACGCTCTGTAGGAGCAGTTAAAGGTGTTACTGGAGCCATCATTGCATCAAGTGGGCTAGATGCCTCTGCTTGATTTGGTCCAGCCATAGGAGCACTCTGTTGTTGGGTCATTGTTTCTTGACCTTGACCGTATGGCATTCCTGAAATGTAACGTGCAGGTTGTGTTCCAGATTGTCCTGCTCCACCAACAGCGGAGATATTCGCTGGATTATTCTGTGGTGCTGTTGGGCGAAAGCCCCCACGATTCTCAGCCATTATTCCTCCTACTTAATTTTTCTAGGTTGTTCTTTTGATATGTATGGTCCTGAAGTAAATGCAGTTAATTTAGATGCAATTTCCATTGCTTCATAAGCATCTGCTCCTGCGTGTATAGCACCTAATGCGTATGGTGCTCCAGAACCCGCAGCATAAACTCCATCTGCAGATTTGCTTATAGATAATTCTTGGTCAATATCAAATATCTCTCCACCAACAGCCATAATAAACTGAAAGCGAGTTTCTTTTGTATCCTCATCAAAGTTATAACCATTCTCTGTCATACATTTACGAAGAGATGGCATTGCCTTTTTAATCATAAAACGATAAAGGTCTTCTCTGTCTTGCCTTGTAGGAATAGGTGATTCCCAAATATGCTGTGCAATATCGCAAGGTAATGTTTCGCCAGAACCTGCAATTAAAAATGAACCATTTGCTGTAATCTTTTCAACTTCAGGATGCGTATAAATACGTCCACCCTCATCAGTTGTTTGGCTATCTGCAACCAAGAAACAACGGTCTTTATGTTCTAAACCAATTATTGTTGTCATTGTCCCCTACTTAGTTAGCCTCTTGTGACTACTCGTCCTCCTGCTTTACCTGATGCGGTAAGGCTTGAAAGAATAGTTTGAATGTCTGGTGCTGGTGCTGGTTGAGGAAGAGCGCCTCCTGCTGGAGAAGCGGTGGGAGCAGGGGACGGTTGCTCAACCATAGGTGCTGCCCCAGCAGGAGGAACTTGCTGCTGTGGTGCAAAGGTCGTTTCAATCGCATCTTCTAGTGAGACACCCTTTTGACGAGCCTTGATTACCGCAGCAATCTTGTTGACCATATCTGATGGGTCTTGTCCCTGTGTCGCCATCGCAGGAATAGCCTGAGCCATTGCTGTAATTCCACCAAGCAACGCTTGGCGCATATTTTCAATTTCAATTTTTTCAAGTTCTTGTGTAACGTTTACAGTGAATGGAAGTTCACGCATAGCCATATCCTTAGAGATAAGACCGCCACCAAGAGCCTGAAGCATAAAGATAAGTCCTTGTGCAGGATTTAAGCCAGCAAGCATTCCGTAACGAACATCGGCTGAATAATCACCCTTGATGTCTTTGGTTGGCTTGTAAGTAATTTCATAAGGTGAACCAGAATCAACACCACGAATGGTCTTCTCTTCTGGATAAATTAATTCATCAACTTCAAAACAAATGCTAATTACATCACGAAGTGCTGCAGCAAAGATTGCTTGGGCTGATTTAACTTGGGTGTCAAAAGCACCCATAAGTGCTTGTACGCCTTGTCCAGTGACAATAGAAGCATCAATGTTTCCTGTACGTCCTTCAGGATAACGTGTACCTACTCGTAATTCTTGATTAAGTTGTGATTGTTCTTGGAATGCGCCTTGAGGTAGAGTAAGTTCTACACGGCGAACGCCCGCTGGATTGGCAGTACGGATAACCGCATCGCCACCTAGTTGTAGTTCCTGAACATCTTGTGGAAGAACAATAGGAGCCTGAACAGATTTCTCTGCTGCCTCCATTGCTAGCAACGCAAAGCGGTTGCGAAGAAGTTGGATTCCTAACACATCATCAAACTGTCCACGTAATTCACCATCAATAGATGGCTTACGTGCAACAACTACCATCATCTTGCCGAGAGGATTTCTAACGGTAGATAGAACTAAGTTGTCTTTTGTTGGAATGTAGATAACTGATTGGTCTTTATCGTAATAGCGAATTAATTCAACCTGGGCGTTCAAGTCCTGCTTATATCCTTGCGGACCAAACAGTTCTCGCTCATACTCAGGAAATTGTGAAACTAACTCGCCAAGAGTCATCATATATCTTTTAGCAAATGCAACACAGCGTCCATAGCGGTCAAACTCTGGGTAAGCCCCAATTGGATTTTCTATGCGGATGCGTGGCATCTGTGATTCTTCGTCTAATTCAATAATGAAAGGGACGAAACCGTATGTTATGTACCAGTCTGCACCTGAGTACATTTGTACTGCTAGGTCAGAGTGTTGGAAGTAATTTGAAGCAATACGTGTGCGCTTGTCAGCAAAGTTACGAGCACGGTCATTAACAGCATTAGCAGCAGAACAGTTTACTGCTGGAAGTGGAGCCATAACCTCAGATAGGTCGCGGGCAACAATGTCTACGAAGTTAGCAACTACGTTTGCATCTACGCCATCTGGAAAGAAGTCAGGGTAAACCTCTGATATTTTTCCTTTGCGAACTGCAAGAACGTCAAGGTTACGAGAATCACGTTCGCTATTGCGATAGCGTAACGAAGTAACTCGTGCTGCTACTTGCTCCATTGATAATGCCATTTGTTTCCTATCCGTAGGTTTCTTGCCATTGTTCAGCAAAGGCTTCATCTAAGTTTAATGAACCTCTACTCGCCCTCTGTGCTCTAGTAGCCCAGCGGTTTTGTTGGTATTGCCCTACTCGTGAAGATGTTTGCATAAGTTCACGAATACGAATAATCGCAAACCATAAAGCCATAACGCAGTCTGTAGGGTTTTTAGTATCTGGTTTCCAAGTAATAAGTTCTTGTACTAAAGTCTTAAGACCTTCAGAACCTTCATTGGATGGTAATTCAATAATGTTGTTATCTTGGAATCGTCCATCACGGACAGAACCAAAAAGGCTAGCCATAGAGGCTACACCAAATCCCACATCCCACTTATTCTTACCAGTGAAGTGTGAGTTTAGTTGACACCCAAAAGAGGCTAGGTAGTTTCTTAAATCATCATCTAAGGCGTAAGCCTTTTGATGGGCGTTGATTTCAATTCGTAATTCTTGTGGCTTGTACTTTGGTACCCACTCTTCAATAAGATTTGAAATCTTTGAGGGAGTAGGGTCGGTCATATTGACACAATCTAAAATATAAATTTTGCCATCAGCACGATTGTAAGTTGCTACTACTGCAGCCGTCGCGCCCGCCATAGCAGGGTCAAGTCCGATAATAGTGTACGTTGATTCTGCGTGTTTAGGATGCCCTGGTACTCCAGGTTTGAGAGGTCCTCGTTTTCGCATTCCGTTGACGCTACCTGCAACGCAGGTTGGTGAGAAGATTGAGTTCTCAACGACGTCTTCTTGTTGGTAGACCATAGCCCAGACAGATGGTGCCACTTCAGAGCGTCTCTTAAATAAAGAGGGTCCATCCCATTTTGGATAAAGTCCATCGTCGCCTATTTCATCAATATCATTTTCCTGGATATTGGTACGAGACCAAAGTGTTTTCCAGTTTTTTGGATTCTCGTCAAACTCTAAAACGGCTGGCATAGCACAGTAGGTGAAGGGAGTCTTGCCCCCAGTCCATTGTCCGCCATCTCTAATCATTTTATAAAGGTCAATGGATGCGACACGGGTTCCCACTATAAGTAGTTTGCCGTGCCGCCCCAGACGTGTGATAACTTCTTTCTGAAGCCATTCAAGTTGCTTTTCCCATTCGTGGGCATTAGAGTTCATCACAACATCGTCTAGGACAATCAGGTCTGCACGAGCACCGTAAATTTGAGAACCGAATCCAAGGGCTTGTACCGTTGGGTCTTTCTCGCCAGAGTCGCGACCTGTTCCTAAATAAATCATATCGGCAGACCATTGAGTTGAGTCAGCCTTGTATCCGCCATTAGGACCAAACGCAGTTTGGAGTTTGATGTAGGCGGGGTGGCTAAGACGTGTCTTAATCGCACCTAAAAATTTTCTAGCCATACCCTGAGTCTTAGAGACAATGATTACTCTGGAGTTAGGGTTGGTCACTATGTTGTAAAGGACATAGTTGGTTGTAATGGTTGTGGACTTGGCGTGCTCAGGTGGTACGTTGATTAGGATACGTTTTGGGTCACCTGGCTCGTAGGTCATACCAGCAGGTTTCCACCTTGGCTCTTTGCCGTCAATTAGGTCCAACCAGTTGAGTTGGTGGGGGAACAGGGTTGTATCTAAGAACTGTTCCGAAAAGTCAGGGTAAGAGATTTGTTTAAGGTCACCTAGGTCGGCGATAACTCCCTTACCCGCAAGGCGAGCCTTATCTGCTCTAGCCTTGAACTCAGGGTCATTCATTGACCACTGACGGAAGGTAACATCATTGCGTCCCACTGAAGCCATAGCGGCGGTAATGGTGCTACCTTGACCGAGTTGGATTAAAACTTTTTCTTGAGCCTCGCCCTTTGGTATGTTTTGGATACCTGGTTTACGTCCCATTAATTTGCCCCTTAAATCGGTATTATAACGCTACCCGTTAAACGGCATAACTGTGGCTGTCTCCTACGTAGTAGGTTATATATTTATATATTATATATAACGAACGAGGAGTCCCAAACGACGAGTTCGTATGAACTCTGTAGTTTAGAACTACATATATAGATAACCCGTTGGAAGTACTAATACCGAACACTAGGTTCGGATATATTTTTTATAATGTCCGTTTTGGGGCACTTTGTGCCCATATTTAGGGGGATATAACAGAAAATTATTACGGAAGAGTACAGAATAGATAATCGCAGGATTTAAACACCCTAGGGACAAAAGCATACAATATCGGACATATGACTACATACTATGACCTACTGGTACATATATGTCTACCCGTTAGGGGTAGGATTTATAAAGAGATACCGCAGGGTAAATAAATAATTTAAACTTATGTTGAGCGACTATCTCCCC